GCAACATCTACCTCGAGTGGGCGGTGAGCCGGTTGCGGCGCAACTTCCTTAGCGCGCAGAGAACCCTCGAGCTCCTACCCGAGGGAAACTCACCAAGCCCTGACGACGCGCAATTGGTTCGCATGACCCTGGATGGGCTGCTCCGCAACATCGGCCCCTCGGGTGCCGCCTCTCTGCGCCTGGCGGAAGCCAAAAATGCCTTAAACGAAGCCACCACCCTCACCGGCATCCCCGACTTCCCCTTCAAGGGGGACACCTGGGCGACGCTCGTGCTCAAGCGCGCGATCCGTATCGCCGTGGCCGAGGACAAGCAGGCCATCTCCTGGATATTCGGGAACCAGCAGAACGGCTCCGCCGATGCCGCCGGTGGTTGGTTCTACAATAAGAACCTCGTCAACATCGCCAACGCCCTGCTCAAGAAGTACGGCGCGAAGGTCGAGCTCATGCCCTTCCGAGACATCGGGCAGGAGGGCGATCTCCTCCGTAGTGTCCAGGAAATCAACGCGGAGTACGCGCCCGAGATCGAGCAGCTCAAGGCGCGCGTCGCCGCAGCCAAGGAGGTCGCGCTCGCCGCCGGTGTCGAGAAGGGCAGCCTCCAGGGTCCCGCCCTCGTCGCCCTCTACCGGGAGAGCATCAAAGCGGAGCGCAACCAGGAGCTGCTCGATGCGCTGTCCGAGCTGAAGAACAGCGAAGAGCGCCTCGCGGAGATCGCGGAGGAGAAGAACCGCCGGCTCTCCGTCAACTACCAGTGGGGCTTCACGATCACACCGGAGCTGCGGGCTGCCGTCGAGCAGGATCGCCTCACCCTCTTCCAGGAGGCGCGCGGCACTTTCACGCCGTCAACCGGCGTCATCAGCCTGCTCCGCACGGCGAACCTCTCGACCTTCCTCCACGAGTTCGGGCACTGGCACCTCGAGACGATGGCGCGCCTGGCGTCGGGCGAGAACGCGCCCGCCCAGATTAAGCGGGACTTCGAGACCGTCCTCGCCTGGATGGGCGTCACGGGCGGCGAGGCCCCCACCGGCGGCGAGCAGGGCGGGGCGCTGGCGCAGAGCGCCGTGGGGCTCCCGCGCCTCACCGAGGTCGGCAAGAAGCGGCCCAAGATCGTGGACGTAGCGCGCGCCCTCACGGCGGACCACATGGCGAAGTTCGGGCGCAAGCTCTATCCCGAGCGGAGTGAGGAGGACCACGCCCTGGTCCTGGGGATGGCGGAGCAGGAGCTCGAGGAGCAGCTCCGCGACGTCAACTCCGGTGTGGGCTGGTACGGCGAGGACGTCGAGCTGGCGCTGCGCCTGAGCTCCCGCCTCTTCCCCTCGCTCGCGACGACGCCGGCACACCGTGAGCTCTACCTGACCTTCGCCGCGATCTTCTCCTCTGGCGAGACCCCCGAGAAGGCCTGGGTGAAAAGCTCCGAGGCGTTCCGCACCTTCCTCGCTACGGGCGAGGTCCCCGTCAAGCGCGACCACCCCCAGGGCAAGGGGTGGTCTGTGCGGAACCAGAACAACGAGCAACTCCTCGCCTTCGTCCGCTACCTGGCGCAGCGCGAGGGCTCCCTCGACGGCGCTATGGCCTGGCTCACGGGCGTCCGCCCGCGTCTGGATATCAACGCGGCGATGCTGGAGAGCGGCCTCTTCAAGGAGGGCCGCTACAAGACCAAGGGGGAGCAGGCGGGCCCCGACACCTACGGCTTCCTCGCCTTCGGCCCGAAGCTGGGGCGCTACGCGATGGGTCTGCACGGCGTCGACATTGACGCCGGCGACACGACCGTCGACCTCTGGTATACTCGGACCTTCCGCCGGTGGGGCGGACGCCTGCTCGATCCGCCGCTCGGCGGCGAGGGCGTCGCGGCCCAGCCCGCGAACCCCGCAGAGCGGAACGCGATCTTCAGGATCACGGGCGAGCTGGCTGAGAAGTTTGGTATGGACCCCGGCGACGTCCAGGCGGTCCTCTGGTTCTGGGAGAAGAAGACGTATGGCGAGCAAGGCACCAAAATCCAACTCGGCACCAACAGCTCCGGCGCGAGGCAGCTCCTCGCCGCCGAGGGGGTCCCTGCGGGGGATGACGGAGAGGGAGGCCTGGGCGCGGCTGAGCGCCCTGAGATGGGCGGCGGGCAAGCCCCCAGCCTAGCGCAGGGCGACGAGACCGTCTACCACGGCACCAACGCCGACTTCGCCTCCGTTCGAGTGGGGCGCGCGGGGGGCATCTACTTCACCCCCGACCCCGAACACGCGCGCCGCTATGGCTCCCGCGTGGTTTCCGCCCGCTTGGACATCAAGAAGCTCGCGGACCTCACGGACAAGCAGAGCGAGGCCTACCGGGTCGCGGTCGGGGCCTTCAACGCCTCGGGCGGCTGGTCGTGGAGCGAAGACGCGATGGAAGGCCGGGGGAGCCCCGACTTCGACCCAAGGGCAGATGTGACCTGGGAAATCTTCGACACCCCGAACGGGGCGGTTCGGGACGCGCTGCGCGCCGCCGGCTATGACGGGGTGAAGCTGGACGAGGGCGACGGCGACGTCTCCATCGCGGTCTTCGATCCGGCGCAGGTACGGCAAGCGGATACCCTAGCGCAGGGCGACGAGACCGTCTCCAGCGGCGCGGTCCTCCCCCAGGGGGCGACGGCGCTCGACGTCTGGAACAAGATGTCTCTGGAGGAGAAGCGGGCTTACCACGAGAAGTTCGCTCGCGGCTTCGAGGCCTACCTCTTCGAGGGGCGCGCTCCGAGCGTCGAGATGCGCGGCATCTTCCAGCGGTTCGCCGCCTGGATGAGGAGCGTCTACCGCGACCTCGCCGGCCTCAACGTCGAGCTGACCGACGAGGTCCGCGCCGTTATGGACCGCCTCGTCGCGACGCCGGAGCAGATCAAGGCGGCGGAGGGCCAGCTCGGCATCGCCCAGGCCTTCGCCCAGAAGCCCGACACCATGACCGACGACGAATGGGAGGGCTACCAGCGCCTCGGCCTGGAGGCGACGACCGCCGCCGTCGACGAGCTCCAGACGCGCCTCGTCCGCGACCTCCGCTTCTTCGAGAAGAGCAAGGCTCGCGCCCTGCGCGACCTCAAGCGGGAGAGCGCCGAGCAGCGCAAGGCCGTGCGGGCAGAGGTCCGCGCCGAGGTCATGGCTGAGCCAGTGAACCGCGCGCGGCAGTTCCTCCGGCGGGGGACTGACGCCGAGGGCAACGCCGTCGAGGGCGCGGGCAAGCTCGACGCCGTCGCCATCAGCGCCTTCTACGGCGACACGCCGACGGAGCTCCAGGACTGGAGGAACCTCGGCTTCGGGCGCTTCGGCATGCTCGCGGCGAAGGAGGGCCTCAACCCCGACGACGTCGCGGAGCGGTTCGGGTACGGCTCCGGCCAGGCCCTCGTCGAGGACCTCCTCAACGCCGAGAAGGCCGACGAGAAGATCGAGGGGATCACCGACCAGCGGATGCTGGAGCGGTACGGCGACATCACCTCGCCCGAGGGTCTGGAGCGCGCCGCCACCGAGGCCGTCCACGGCGAGGCGATGGCCCGCCTCCTCGTCACGGAATACAACGCCCTCACCAAAGCCGTCGGCGGGCGGAAGATGCTCAACGACGAGGCGCGCACCCTCGCGCGGCAGATCGTCGGACGCCTGATGGTGAAGGACCTCAAGGCGGATCGCTACCTCGCAGCCGAGCGGCGCGCCGGTAAGGCCGCCGAGGAGGCGATCAAGGCGAACGACCTCGCCGCCGCCGCCGCGCAGAAGCGCGCCCAGATCATCAACTTCTTCGCGGCGCGCGCCGTGAAGGAGGCGCAGCGCGAAGTCCAGAAGGGGCAGACCCTCTTCTCGCGGATCGTGAAGGCCCCGAACGAGAGCGTCTCCCGCTCCCGCGACCGCCGCCTCGTGGACGCCGCCCGCGCCATCCTCGCCGCCTACGGCGTCGACCGCGCCCGCAACTCCGTCCCCGAGGCGATGGAGCTGCTCCGCAACTACTCGCCCGACGTCTACGCCCTGGTCGAGCCGACGCTAATCGCGGCGACCGCCGACGCCAAGCCGATGCCCCAGGTCACGGTCGACGACTTCGTGGCCCTGACCGACACGGTGCGGCAGCTCTGGGCGCTCTCGCGGCAGTCCCGGCTCATGACCATCGAGGGGCGCAAGGTCAGCATCGACGCGGCGCGCCAGGCCATCCTCGACCAGCTCGCGCAGAACCCGCCCTCCGGCCTCCCCTCGGGCGTCAACGAGGCCCCCGGCAAGGGGGCCAAGTTCCTCCGCGCCCTCTCCGGTCTCCGCGCCTCCCTCCGCCGCGTCGAGAGCTGGGTGCAGCTCATCGACGGCGGCGCTCGGGGGGCCTGGCGGACCTACCTCTGGCAGCCCATCAGTGAGGCGGCGGACGCCTACCGCGTCGCGCGCAACGACGTCCTCCGCCGCCTGGTCGACACCCTTGCCGCAGTCGGCCCGACGCTCCGCCGGGGTAAGATCGACGCGCGGGAGATCGGCTACACCTTCGGGGGCGGCAACGGCGGCGTCGGCAAGGCGGAGCTCCTGCACGCCCTCCTCCACAGCGGCAACGAGAGCAACAAGCGGAAGCTCCTGCTCGGTCGCGGCTGGGCGACGGAGAGGAACGACGTCCTCGACACGAGCCGCTGGGACGCCTTCCTCGCGCGGATGCACCAGACGGGGATGCTGACCAAGGCCGACTGGGACTTCTGCCAGCGCGTCTGGGACCTCCTCGACGAGCTGAAGCCGGCGGCGCAGTCGGCGCACTTCGAGCTCTTCGGGCGCTACTTCTCAGAGGTGACGGCGGACGCCGTCGACACCCCCTTCGGGCAGTACCGTGGCGGCTACGTCCCCGCGCTGACCGACGACTGGATGGTGGGCGACCGCCAGCTCCAGAACGAGGAGGACCTCCTCCGCAACAGCGACGCGACGATGTTCCCCGCCCCGACAAAGGGCTTCACGATGAAGCGGGCCGAGGACTACACGAAGCCCCTCGCCCTCGACCTCGGCATCCTCGCGCGCCACGTAGACCAGGTCCTCAAGTTCGCGCACCTCGCCGTGCCGACGCGGGACGCCCTCCGCCTGCTCCGCACACCGGCGGTCGGCGAGGCCCTCCAGGCGGTGGACCCCACCGCCATGAGCGACCTCCTGATGCCCTGGCTGAACCGCGCGGCGAAGCAGATCACGGAGACCCCGACGAAAGGGGTCGGCGGCAAGGCGGTCGACAACTTCTTCCGCGTGATCCGCGCCCGCACGGGGATGTCTCTGATGGTCGGCAACGTCATCAACGCGCTCCAGCAGACAACCGGTCTCACCGTCTCCGCCGCGCTCGTGAAGCCGCGCTACCTGACCGCCGCCCTGTGGACCTACGTCCGCGACCCGAACGGCTCCGCACAGGCCGCCTCCGATCTCAGTGAGTTCATGGCGACGCGGACGTCCCAGGCCGCCTTCGAGGCGCGCGCTCAGCTCGACGAGCTGCTCCTCGACCCGAGCCGCTACGAGAAGCTCAGTGCGTGGGCCGACCAGCACGCCTACGCTCTCCAGACCTGGACCCAGGGCCTCGTCGACGTCATCACCTGGCAGGCCGCCTACGCGCAGGCCGTCGACGATGGGCAGAGCGAGGGGGAGGCGGTTCGCCTCGCGAATGGCGTCGTCCGCCAGACGCAGGGCTCCTTTGCGGCGGAGGACATCAGCCGGGCGGAGACGGGGTCGCCCCTGACGCGCGCGCTGATGCAGTTCTATTCCTACTTCAACGGGCAGGCGAACCTCCTCGGCACCGAGTTCGCGCGGGCGGCGAGAGACGGCGACGGCTCGAGGGCGGCCTGGGTCTACCTCACCGGCATCATGCTGCCGGCGGTGCTCGCCGAGCTCATCAAGAAGTCGCTCGCGGGGGAGTGGGACGACGACGACGACAACGCCTTCCTGCTGAGCCTCCTCGACCTCTTCTTCGGTTCGCAGGCGCGCTACGTCACCGGCCTCGTCCCGGTGGCGGGCTCCTTCGTGATGTCGGGGGTCGAGCGCATCTTCACGGGGCAGACCCGAGACGACCGCGTCGGCTCCTCCCCGGCGGCGAGCACGCTCTCCTCGGCGGTTGGCACACCGGCGGCCTGGTACAAGGTCATCACCAAGGAGGGGCAGGGCCTCGGCGACGCCGTTCGCGACACCCTGAGCCTCGTGACGCTCAGCACTGGGGGGATCGCGGGGGCGGTCGCCGCCGTCGCGCGCCGCCCCGCCGGCTACCTCGCCGACATCGCCGAGGGAAAGGTCAACCCGACGGGGCCGCTCGACGTCGCGCGGGGCCTCGTGACGGGCCGCGCCAGTCCCGCATCCAAGGAGTGAGGTGCGCGTAGCGCCCGCCCCGCGACGTATACTCTCGATGGAATAGGAGCTCGCCTTGTCGATCAGCAGCACCACGCGAAAAGCCGGCCCCTACCTGGGCAACGGCGCGACCACCGTCTTCGCGTTCAACTTCAAGGTCTTCCAGGCCTCCGACGTCAAGGTCATCCTGACCGATGCCGCCGACGTCGACACGGTCCAGGCTCTCGGCACGAACTACAGCGTCTCCCTGAACAGCAACCAGGATGTCCTCCCCGGCGGCTCCGTGACGATGCTGACCGCGCCGGCGGTGAACACGAAGCTCACCCTCACCTCGGCGGTCCCCATCACTCAGCCGATGGTCCTGACCAACTCGGGGGGCTTCTACCCTGGGGTCCTCAACGACAGCGCCGACCGGCAGATCGCAATCTCGCAGCAGCTCCAGGACCAGATCAGCCGCTCGATCACCATTCCGATCACGGTGAGCGGGGTGAGCACGGACGCCCCGAAGCCGGAGGCAAATAAGGTGCTCGCCTGGAACAGCACCGGGACGGCGCTTCAGAACATCGACGCCAGCACTCTCGCTACCATCGCGGCCTACGGCACGGGTAAGGCCGACGTCTTCACGGGCGACGGCTCCTCCGTGAACTTCGCCCTCTCCGCGAACCCCGGCGCGGTCGCCAACCTCGACGTCTCAATAGGCGGCCTGGTGCAGTCCCCGACAGTGGACTTCGTCTGGGTCGGGGGCACCGTCCTGACCTTCACCTCGCCCCCGCCGGCGGGGTCGCGCATCCTGGTCCGCTACACGGAGGCTCTCCCGAGCGGAGCGACCGTCGACGCCGGCAGCGTCGTCGGACTTCAGGAGGCCGTCGAGGACTACGCGGCGAGCTCGCTGGTCGCCGGCACCAACATCACGATCACCTACAACGACGCGACCGGAAAGATCACCATCGCCTCGACGGGCGGCGGCGGCGGGACCGCCAACGCCGTCAGCTTCGTGACCGCCTACGGCGGCGTCGGCGACGGCACCACGAACAACAACGCGGCCATCGCCCTGGCGGAGGCCTCGGCCTTCGAGATCATCTGGCTGCCCGAGGGGCGCTACGTCGTCACCACCAACCGCGACACCTTCACAAAGAAATACATCGGGCCGGGTGTCCTGCTCTACCCCCTCAGCTACCGGGGGGCGCAGAACGCCGCCGCCTACTCGGCAGACGTCGCGCCGACCGCGAGCACGGCGGCCTACGGCCTCAACGCCACGAAGATGACCTTCACCGACTTCGACTACCGCGTGGTAGCAGCCGGGACCCGCCGCAATTTTACCCGCTACTACCCCTCCGGCGACGGCAGCGGCCCCGCCGCGACCCAGTATTTCTGGGCCCCCTCAACCCCCAAGTTCTCGATCTTCGAGAACAAGGGCGGCTGGTCCGGGACGAGCGGGGTGCTTTCGGCCTCCGTGTCGGCGGGCGCAACCACCTGTAACGTCACGGGAGGCGTCAGCGACTGGGCCGCGCGCGGCCTGATCGGGCAGCAGATCGGGTTCGTCGACCCCAACGCCTACGATGGCGTCCCCTCGGAGATCGTTACGGTGACGGGTGCCTCAGGCTCGACCCTCACCTTCACTCCGGCGCTGGCGAGCGGCTACGCGGCGGGCTGGCTGCTCAGCCACGGCTACCGGACCATGAACGCGCACGAGCTGAAGGAGGTCACGCACTTCGGGGGCGGCGACGCCTACGCCTGGGTCGGGCGCGTGGTCGGGGCCTACACGCCCCTCGCCTCCCAGCAGACCGTTTTTCAGACTGCGACGGTCGGGATCATCGGCGGGGACATGAGCTTCGCGCGGGACGGGAACTACGGCACGGGGTGGGAGTGCGTCTACGACGACGGCAGCTACGACAGCGCGGTCATCGCGAGCGTCAACAGCTTCGAGCGGCGCAACGACACGGCAGCTCGCGGCAACAGTGTCTGGCTGAACGACTACGCCAAGATGGACGGCGGCGGGACCGCCTACGCCACCTACGGCCTGAAGCCCATCGACGGCGTCTACGTCGCCGCCGTGGCGGCGAGGGTCGGCCTCGATTTCACGAAGTCCCGCTTCTCCGTGGGGGCCGTCGCCCTGCCGCTCGGGGAGCGCATCCTCTTCGACGCCGAGCTCCCCGTGACGCCGGGCGCGGGAAACGGCTGGGGCTTCGTCGCCGCCGTCACCAACAACATGTGGATCAGGGGCGGCTCCGATGGGGCGGGGAAGTTCCTCCAGCTCCGTAACCAGAACAACTACGTCTACATCCGACCGACGTCCAACCAATTCACGGCCAACACCGACTTCAGCATCTACGCGGTGTCGATGGGCCGCCTGAACATTTGGGACGCCGCCGCGTCCACCGTCGTCGGTTCGATCTACGCCGGTGCGGATGGCACGGGTGACTACCTCGACATCTTCCAGGGCTCGACCTACCGGGTGCGCCTGCGCGGATCGAACGCCACCCTGAACTTCAACGGCAACATCAACGCCGGCCTCGACATCGCGGCGGGGGGAGCAGTCCGCGCGCCCTCCGGTTTCTACATCAACACTTCCGTCTACATTTTCTGGGACGGCACGAACTTGCGCGCCACCAAGAACGGCGGCGGCAGCAGCGTCATCATTGTATAAGGGAAACATCATGCCTGAACTTCGCCTGGTCCCCGTGGGGCTCCTGAACGACCTCGCCGCCTTCCTCGCCAACGAAATGCCGATGGCGAAAGCTCGCAGCGCCGTCGAGGCGCTGGAGCACTTCGCCCGCCCCGAGCACGCCCCGAAGAGCGAGGCCGATGCGCCCGATCCCTCGTAACATCCTCGTCCCCTTCCTCGCTCGGTGGGAGGGCTGCCGCCTGGAGGCCTACCGCGACACGGGGGGCGTCTGGACAATCGGCCACGGCCACACGGGACCCGGCATCAAGGCTGGCCTCGTCTGGACGCAGCAGCAGGCGGACGACGCCCTCGTCAAGGACCTGGAGGAGGCGCGCCAGGTGGTCTACGCCGGCGTGCGTGCGGCGGTCATCGACCTCCTCTCCGACCACCAGTACGCCGCCCTCCTCTCGTTCGCCTACAACACGGGAGCCCCCAGGACCTCGACGATCTGGAAGCTCCTGAACGCCGGCGCGCCGGAGGGCGTCCCCCGCCAGCTCATGCGCTGGGTCAACGACAACGGCGTCGTCGTCGCGGGCCTCGCCAACCGGCGGCGCGCCGAGGTTCAGCTCTGGAACACGAGGGGGGCGGCGTGAGGCTTCTCTCCTACCTCAAGGCTCGAGCCAACGAGCGGTCCACCTGGATGCTCATTGGCGCGGCCATCGCGGCGGCCTCCGCGCTCCCCATGCCCTGGGCGGCGGCCTCCCTCGTCGTCGGCCTGGTGGCGGCGCTGGTCCCCGACGGCCCGGTGAAGCCATGATCCCCCTGAGCTGGGCGGCGGGGGCGGCGGCAGTCGCAGTGGCGGTGGGCGCGGCGGCGGGCTGGTCGCTGCGGGCCGACAAGTGCAGCGCCGACCAGGCTCGCGCCGAGCTGGCTGCGGCGGCGCGAGAGGGCGAGCTGCGCCAAGAACTCAACGAGCAGAGCGCGAACTACGAGACACTGAGGGCCAAGGCCAATGCCACGAGCGAACATCGGACGAGCACCGTCCGCGAAATCTACCGCCAGGTCGAGGTGCCTGCTGGCTGCGAGCCTCCTGCTGCCGCTGTCGGCGTGCTCGACGCTGCGGTCGCCGCCGCCAGTTCTGCCGCTACCGGCGAACCTCGCGGCGGTGTGCGAGGCCATGCCGGTGACACCGAAACCGTTCGTCGACCCTGACCGCCTGATCTGGGAGATCGAGGTGGCGAGCCGCTACCAGGACTGCGCGACCCGCCACCGCCTCACCGTTGAGGCCTGGCGCGCCGTGAGCGAGAAGGACAGATCGCGATGACTACGAAACTCGACGGCATCCTCGCCAACTTCGACACGGGGCCTCTCGGCTACCGCAACAAGCTGACCAACGGCGGCTTCGTCGTGAACCAGCGCGGCTACGCCTCGGGCAGCAACGTCGGCGCGGCGAACACCTACACCTACGACCGCTGGCGCGTGACGACGAGCGGCCAGGCCCTGGTCATCGCAAGCTCGACGACCTACCCAAACCTCAACCGCGCGACCGCGCCGGCGGGCGGCATCTCCCAGATCATTGAGGCGGTCGACATTGAGGGCGGGACCTACGTCCTCTCCTGGGTCGGGACGGCCACTGCCACCGTCAATGGCAGCGCCGTCGCAAACGGGGCGACCGTCGCCCTCACGGGCAACACGGCGGCGACGGTGGCCTTCCTCAACGGCACGGTGGAGCGGCCCCAGCTCGAGCGGGCGGCCATCGCGACGGCCTTCGAGATGCGGCCCCTTGCCGACGAGCTCGCGCGCTGCCAGCGGTACTGCGTCGTCTTCGGCGGGGACTACCTCAACCAGGTCCTCGCGACGGGCTTCGTCTTGAGCGCCAACAGCGGCGCGATCACCGTGCCCCTGCCCGTGAAGATGCGGGCAGTGCCAGTGGCGAGCGTCTCCGCCGTCGCTGACTGGACCCTCGCCACCGTCGCGGCTTCTGCGGCCTGGGCATCTTTCACCCAGGTCTACAACTCGACGCGCTGCCTGGAGCTCGCCGTCACGGGCGCGGGCTCTCCCTCCTGGTCAATCGGGCACGGCGTCGTCGCGCGCGCCGCAAACATCAACGCCCGCCTGACGGTGAGCGCGGAGCTGTAGGGGAGGTGAGCCCCCCACGCCAGGGAGAAAACGCGGGGGGCTCGTGCCGGGTCTGCGCGCACGCGCTAACTCATACGGCAAACGTCAGAGAGGACTGACCCGTGACAAAATGTCAAGGTCTCCTCTGCATCGCCTCCATGAGGAGGTCCTGGACGGCGCGCTTCGAGCGGAGCCGCTCGAGGACGACCTCGTCGACGGTGTTCCGCGCGAGGATGTAGTGGACGAAGACGGGGCGCTCGTGCCCCGCCTGCGCCTGCCGCGTCGGCCCGATCCGCTCAATGATCTGGTCGTGCTCCTCGAGGTTCCAGTTCAGCGAGAAGAAGGCGAGGATGTTCCCTCCGTCCTGGAGGTTGAGGCCGTGTCCCGCGCTGGCGGGGTGAGCCAGGAGCACTGGAATACGACCAGCGGTCCATTCCCGTATCGTTTCAGGGTTAGCATCAAGGACCCGAGCGCGAGGGATCGCTCGCTGTATCCGCGCCAGGTCTGAGCGGAAGTGGTAGGCCACCAGGACGGGCGCGCCGGCGGCGGCCTCGATGACCTCTTCGAGGGCCTCGATCTTGGCGTCGTGGACCTCTTTCCAGGTCCCCTCTTCATCCACATAGGCGGCTCCATTTGCGAGTTGCAGGCACTTCATGGTCCGCGAGGCGGCGTTAAACGCCTCCACCTCGTGGCCGGCGATCTCCGCGAACATGGTCTTCTCCATGTCGCGGTAGAGCCCCCGCGCCTTTGGCGGCAGCTCGACGTAGAGCTCGTTGACGACGGGCTCGTCGACGGGGATGCCCTTCGTCACGGTGAGGCAGAGGTCCTGGAGCTTCCCCTCGATCTCGGCCTGCGCGTGCGGGAGGGGGCGAAGACCGTAGCCGTCGCGCGACAACTGAAACCATCGCCCCTCGAAGGCGGCGAAGCTGCGCCCCAGGCGGAGACCGGCGTCGAGGAACCAGGTCTGCCCCCAGAGGTCCTGGAGGCCGTTGGGGGCGGGCGTCCCCGTCAGGTTCAGCCATCGCGGCGTCTTGTGCGCGACGCGGCCCAGGGCGCGCGCTCTCGCCGTCCCCTGCTTGAGGCGGAACCCCTTGAGCTTCGTACTCTCGTCGGCGACGACAAGGCCGAAGGGCCACCCCGCGCCGGCGGTGGCGAGGGCGTCGAGGAGCCAGGGAATGTTCTCGTAGTTGATCGTGAAGACCTGGGTGTTGCCGCGCCGCAGCTCTCCGAAGAGGGCGCGGTGCCGCTCGCTGACGGTGCCCAGGACGGGCGTGATCTGCATGGCCGAGGTGTGGTCCCACTTCGCCGCCTCGTCGGGCCAGGTCGAGCGCGCGACGCGGCGGGGCGCGATCACGAGGGCGGGGCGTCCCTCGACACCGGAGAGGTGGAGGGCGTCGATGGCCGTGAGCGTCGAGACGGTCTTACCCAGGCCCATGCCCGCGAAGACCCCCGACCGCTCCCGGTCGAGGGTCCAGTCGAGGATGTCGCGCTGGTACGCTCGCGGCGTGAAGAGCTGGCTCACCAGGGGAAGGCCCTGGCGATCAGGGCCGTCAGGGCACCGAGGAAATACCAGCCGAACAGGGTCACCCAGGCTGGGCAATAGACGTCTCGCTCGGGTTGGCTCGACGGAACGCGCAGGGCTTCGAGTAGGTGGTAGAACAGCCAGTCCTTGCTCACTGGTCAGCCTCCTTGAGCAGAGCGCGGGCTTCGGCAATTCGTCGGCTCATTACATGAAGCGGAAAGCCGCTAAGGAATGTGGTGCTTTCGGTGTTGTGCCGCGCGACAGCATCAAGCGTTAGCTGCATTGCGGCTGCGCTGTCTTTTAAAGCCTCCTCCAGCGCCTTGATCCTCTCTGCGGATGCGGCCTGCCCGGCGCGGTAGCCGTCTCTAAAGTCAGCGAAGTTGGGCATACCTTCGGGAAGGCCGAGGGGGTGGCCGTTCTCCTCGTCTTCGTATCGGTCGCAGGCGCAGGTGTCCCACGCAGTGTAGGCCTCGTCGGGCTCGGTCATAGCCCAAAAACCCTTCTCGTTGGTGCTCCCGTCCGCAGGGGCGTGGTGCTCCGCTTCCGGGTCTGGGGGACGTAGGCGAGGGCGGTGTGCTCGGCGCAGTAAGGCCGCCCCGGTGCGGTGACGGGGGAGCAGCAGGAGAAAGTCTCCGTGCTCGCGCCGGAGACGGGCCAGGCGCACTCCCCGAAGCGTCGCGCCGTGAAGAGGCGGGGACCCGGCGGGTGCTCCGTCAGCTCGTCGAGGGAGATCAGGCCTCCCCGCTTCTCGCTCTCCGCCCACCCCTTGAGGGCGCGGACGGCCTCCGTCTCCTCGTGCGGCGGCGGGCGGCGGACACCCTTCGACCAGGCGCTCCCCTGCCTGCCCTCCCGCTTCGCCGCCGGTGGTCGGTAGGGGAGGTCGAAGCCCTCGTCGCGGAGGCGCGCGAGCTTTCCGAGGACGGCGTTCCGGCTCAGGCCGAGGACCTCCCCCAGGACCGCCGCGCTGACGCCGAGGCGCGTCTCCCTCATCACGTAGTCGCGCTCCTCGTTCGACCATCTGCGGCGGTTGTCGGTCATGAGAAGGCTCCGTACAGGACGAGGAGGATGGTGGTGAGGCCGCCCGCGATGCAGGCGGCGGCGAGTATCTGCTCGGCCCACCAGAGCGGGCCTCTATAGTACCGGCGGTCTCTCATAGCTTACCTCGAAGGATTTCATCGACGCGGGCACAGGTGTCGGCCCAGGTCACGGTGAGCCCTGCGGCGGTGAGGCGCTTGGCCTCACGCGCCTGGGCGGGGGTGGGGGTGAGGCCGGGGCGCTTCAGCTCCACGAAGATGGCGCGCCCCGGCAGGAGGACCAGGCGGTCGGGAGCGGAGCTCCTGTTCACCCAGGCCACCTTCCTGACCTCACCGCCCAGGGCCTTAACCCGGTCGGTGAGGTAGGTCTCAATGACGCTCTCGCGGGTCACGCCTTCCCCACCGCGCGCGCCAGCGTGAGCCAGCTCTCGTCGGGAAGGTCGGCGGCAAGGTCGACGAGATCGACAAACTTGCTGCGGTTGATCTCGCCGGCGGCGAAGCTGTCGGTAAGCGCCCGGTTGAAAGCCTCCCGAACGGCGGCGGCGTCCTTGTGCCGCTTTTCGGCGATCTCCCGCAGCCCCTCCGCATAGCGGCGCGCGGCGTCGTCCTGGAGCAGGGAGGTCTCGTTCGCGAGGCGGAGGACCTCGGCGTAGACGGCGCGGTTCGCCGCCGCGTTTGGGCTCAAACAGCGCGTGGCTCTGCGGGTCTCGACCTGGAGGTCGTTCTTATAGATGGTGCTGCTGCCCACCAGCCAAGGGCCGTCGCTGACGTTTCTGGTCAGCCACACATGGTATCGGGACACGTCGTCGCGCCAATCGGCGCGAGCCCTTTCCACTGTCTGGGGGGTGGTGCCGTAAGGCTGACCCCACTCGTAGCCGCAGACCGTGAGGGTGATCTCGGGCAGTTTCTTAGCCATGTCAGTCGTCCTTCCTGTATCGCTCCGCCTCGAAGCCGGCTGCGGCGAGAGGCAGTCCAGCCGCCCAGCGCGGCTGTGAGGCCATGTAGGATGACAACTGTTTGCTTGTCAACTCCCTCCCCGCCTCCGCGATCACTTCGTCGTGAACGGTGAGCAGGATGTCGAAGCCCCCGCCCTCGGCGGCGACCATGCCCTCGCGGAGGACGTCCCGCGCGACGGCCTGGCAGATGTTCTCGAAGAGCTTCCCGCCGTATGTGGTGAGCTGCGTCCACTGCCGCGTCAGTTGGTGCGAGCCCATGTAGGCGATCCGCCCCTTCTCGTTCAGCGTGACGCTGGGGTAGCAGAGCGAGCGACCGGAGGGGAGGAGGATGCGGAGCCAGGGTCCCTCCCGCGCTACGGAGAGGTGCGCGCCGACCGCCGAGAGTTCGCCAGGGTTGTCGAGGGCGGCGCGGACGGCGGCGTCGAGCTTCGCCCAGATGTCGGCGATCTCCGGGTTGCTCCGCCTCCAGAGGCGCTTGAAGGCGTCGCAGACGACGAAGGCGCGGTCGCTGACGCCGAACGTCGAACGCTCCTGGCGCTGCGTCCAGGCGAGGAAGTCTTCCGCCTCCACCCTCGCCCAGGCGGGCAGATCGGGGTACGCGCGCTTCGCCATCGCCTCGACGTCGAAGCGGAGGTTGGCGGCCCCCGTCAGGAACGCGCCGACGCCGCCCTGGTAGGCGAGCATGAGCTCGAAGACCTTCCCGATGGACCGCTGATCCTTACTGACGTCGCCGACGGGGAGACCGAAGGCTGCGGCGTAGGCCAACTTGTAGAGGTCCGGTCCCTCCCCCGCGTCGTAGGCGCGGAAGGCCTCGACCTTCCACCCCTCGCCCGCGAGCCAGGCGGCGACGCGGCCCTCGATATTGCTGAGATCGGAGACAACAAGGTGCCTCCCCTCGGAGGGGAGTATCAGGCCGCGCACGGCGGAGGAGCAGAGCTCCATCACGGAGTAGCCGAGGACGTCGGCGGCCCCCGCCTTGAGGGCGGCGATCCCCGTCTCGATCTCCTCGGCCTTGAGGGCGGGGCGGGGGAGGTTCTGGGGCTGGAAGATGCGCCCTGCCCAGCGCCCCGTGCGGCTCGCGCCGGCGAAGGTCAGGGTGCCGCGCAGGCGGCCATCTCGGGAGACGGAGCGCGCGACGGCCTGGTACTTGGCGACGCTCGCCGTCGAGGCCTCGAGGCGCTGCTCCAGGAGATCGCGGAGGCTGTCGGGCAGGCGGCTGTCCCGGAGGGCGCGCTCGAGGGTCTCCGCGCGGAGGTCGGGTAGCTGGACGCCATGCTCCATGACGAGGTAGGCGAGGAGGCGGTCGCGCTGGCTGGTCGAGGCGAGGAGCCCCTCCGTGGTCGCGCCCGTGTCCGCGCTCAGCTCAACCCTGCGCGCGGCGACGGCGGCGATGGCGGCCTCGACGAGGTCGGTGTCCACGCGGAAGCCGCGCTCGTTGACGCGCTGGTCGAGCCGCCAGAGCTCGACCTCCTCCCGCAGCCAGTTCCATCGGGGGAGGCGCTTGTAGACCTCGCGCATGGCGTCGATGTCGGAGAGGGCGTAGGCAATGAACTTCTCCCAGTCCTCCGTGTGGCTGTGCCAGGTCGCCCGCCGGAGCTTCCGGTTCTTCGGCCCAGGCTGGCAGAAGAGGCGGATCAGGCGGCCACCCTCCTTGTCCTTGGCCTTGTCTGCGGGGACGCCGAGGACGGCGCAGAGCGCGCCGAGGGAGCCGGGGAGGGAGTGGAGGCGCGCTCGCGCCATCGTGTCGTGGATGCGCTCGAGGGGGATGTCGATATCGAGGGCCTCCCGCAGCACCGTGCGGTCGAACTCGGCGTTGTGCATGACGACGCGGACGTCGCCGTCGGCGAGGGTCTCGAGCAGCAGCGGGGGGAGCCGCTCCCCCCGCGTCAGGTCTACGGCCTGGGCGGGGGCCTCGTCGATGGCCCAGGTCACGATCATGATCTCGACGGCCTCCGCGTAGCGGTAGACCCCCGCGCGGAGCGGCGTCTCGCAGTAGGTCTCCGTGTCGAGGTAGAGGGTCCTCACCGCTTGCCTTCCGCCTTGCCCGCCACTGCCCAGCGCAGATAGTCCTGCGCCTTGACGAGGGTCTCGTTGCCGCCCTTGTGTCGCTCGCGCCACGTGTATTTCAGGACGTTCCCCTTGCAGAAGCCGCGCCACTCCTCGTCGGTCAGGGCTGCGCGGATCGCGTCGATGCACTCGATGTCGCCCTGCCGGTAGTGGTCGTTAGGGGAGGTCTCTTTGGGCTCTACGCCGGCGAGCTTGCGGTAGAGGATGATGTGGTCATCCACCTCCCCTCTGTGCTCCCACATCTCTCTGCTCCAGGCAGAGGCGGGGCCTCGGCTGGCGAGGCCGTCTCGAGACAAAGCCTCAATCAGTACATGCGAAGGCATGGGGCGGGGGCCGCCATCCCATTTGATCCAGCCGGCTGAAGCTTCAGTCACAGGTTCTCTCCTTGGAAAAGAGAGGGGGCCGTAGCCCCCCCCAGGTTCACTCTCAGACGAGGTCCGAGCCGTCGTGGGCGACGGCGAGGCTCTCGAAGTCGTCCAGGTTGGCCGGCGCGGAGCCCGAGAAGCGTGGGCCATCCTCGACGAACTGGATGGCCTTGATCTCGGCGCGGACGGCCTTCCCCCACTTGTTGTCCTGCGCCCAGACTTCGAGCTGGACGTTGCAGATCGAGCCGCCGTAGGGGCGACCGTCGCTCGGGCGGAGGGGCGACTTATCGCGGTCGATCACGAGGGGGCGGTTCGGGGAGGTCGCGGAGACGTAGTACATCCCCTCGAAGCCCTCGTGGGGGTTCCCGTCCCGGTTCGGGTAGGGCTCCCGCACGAAGCAAGTCTCGATGTTCTTGGGCTTGCCGAGCACGGTGAGCTTGGAGAGGACGGCCTCCGCCTTCTCCTTCCACTTCTCCTTCGCCGTCGCGAGGATGGCGGCGTCGAGGGTCTCGATGTGCGCCCTGTTCTTCGGGTCGATCACGAGCTTGATCCCGAACTTCGGGTTGTCGCTGCCCTCGACGGCGACGGCCTCGAAGATGTCGAGGAAGGCAACTTGCACGCGGTTGAGCATGATCTTCATAGGGGTATTCCTTTTCAGATTGAAGAGAAGTCGTCGGCGGTGGCCGCGACCGAGATGGCCGGGCGGGGATCGCTGGCCGGGGCGACCGAGGGCTTGCCCTCGGCCTGGGTTATCAGCTCCTGGGCCTTGGCCCACTGGCGAGGGCCGAGCGTGCCGGCCTTCGAGAGCTTCTCCGCGCTGGTCGGGGAGACCAGCTTGAGGTCGTAGATGTCCTCGACGCGCAGGCGGAAGGACCGCAGGAGGGCCTCCGCCTCGGCGGGGTCGGACCAGGCGCGGTTGCCGCGCTTGCCCTGGACGACCTTGTAACCGGGGACGGCGTCGCCCTCGAAGAGGCGGCGCTCCACCTCCGCGCGGACGGCCTTGCACCAGTTCTCGACCAGGGCGACGGCGTCCATCGCCTGCGCGAGGCTGACGACATCCAGGGCGGGGGACGGCGCGATCTGGCTCTGGATGGAGAGGTCCGCGAAGTCCTCCCCGATGGTGGCCTGGATGTGCGCGTAGAGGGCGGGGCAGGAGGCCTTCGCCTTGCACCAGCGGCAGGCCTTCTCCGAGGGGTCGAGGTAGTCGAGTGCGCGCCCCTCGTCGCGGACCTCAAGTAGGTCCCTCGCGAGGTGGGCGGATGCCCGCAGGATTATACGGCGACGGGCGAGCTCCTCGACCGTGATGCACCACTCCGATAGGTGGTTCAGTCGCGGCTGGTGGACCACCATGCGGACGCCCGTGACATCGTGGACGGGCTCGAGGAGGTCGAGCGCGCCAATGGCGTAGAGGAGGAGCTGCTCGTTGTCCTCGGCGTAGACGCGCTCGCCCACGCCATACTTCAGGTCGTGGACCTGGAGCTCGCTGTCTGCGCGGAGGGCGACGATGTCGGACGTCCCCCAGCAGAGCTCCTCGTTGAGGCCGAGGGCGCGACCGATCTGGAGGCGGCCCTCGACGGAGAGGTAGAGCGGCTCGGGGCCGATGATTTCCAGGGCGTCGTCGTGGTAGGTCCTGACGGCCTCGAGCATCTCGTCCGTCACCTCGACGGTCGAGGAGCCGACGTCAATGCGGTCACCGCGCTCGAAGGCGGGCAGAGCACCCGGTGCGGCGCGGATCGCCGCCTCCGCGACGGTGTGCGCCGCCGTCCCCTCGTCCGCGTAGCTCGAGGAGGTGTCGGGGAGGCCGCGCTCCAGGACGAGGCTGCCGGGGCAGCGCGTCCAGCGGTGGGCGGCACTCGGGGAGAGCGGGGCGTGCGCGCTCACAGGCAGGCCTCCTTCACCTGGTTGTAGACGTCGACCCAGCGGGCCTCCGGGACCTCGCGCGCCGTGGCAGCGCCGTACCCCTGGAGGATGGCCGTCGCCGCGTCGCGCCCCTTGAGGCGGATCAGCTCGAGGATCGCGTTCGCGAGGACGTTGTAGGTGAGCGGGGGCTCATCCTCGGCGACGGGCTCGGGCTCCGGGTAAACGAGAAGGGCGTTCTCCTGGGACGCGACGTAGGCCGCCTCAGTGCCCGGCTCGGGGGTTGCCTCCGCTGGGGGCGGCTCCTGAAGGGCGATGGCAATCTCCTCCGCCGTAAGGCGGGGAGCGGCCTTGACGGTCCTCGCCTTGCTGGACTTCGGCTTCTCGATGACGGCGATGGCGAAGGGGCCGTCCTCGGGCTGGACGTAGTTCTCCATGCCGCCGGCGATGGCCTGCGCCTGGCGGAAGACCTCCGGCCAGTCGTTGCCGGTGATGGTGACGGTGATGGTCATCTCTTCTCTCCTGTGATTTTCCGGTATGCGTGGTTTGCGGCGAGATGCTTCGCGTGGATCAGGGCGGAGCCGATGAAGATGGCGCGCTCGATCTCAAGCTCGATGTAGGCGTTGGCGTGGCGCATGATCTCGGTAACGGGCAGCGAAAAAACCGTCCACGGCTCTTCCGCCTGCGCGTGCTCCCGGCTGCGCCACCAGTCGTTGATGAAGCCCTTGGCTCTTCCGACGACGTCGTAGGTGCGGCTCATACCTTCACCCCGCCCTCTTTGAGCCAGTCCGCCGCCTCACTCGACAGCGTGAGCGGGGTCCTGCCCATGTTTTCGAGCAGCTCCAGGGCGTCGGCCAGGCGAGAGGCGAGGGCGCGAGTGAGCGAGCCGGCAACCTCGTCCTCGCCCGCCGCGATCAGCCCTCGGTGGCTGTAGTTCTCGTAGCGGTCGTCGCTGACGAGGTCGGAGAAGCGTTGAGCGAGCTCGCGGACGAGGGGGTGGTCGAAAGCCTCCTCGATGCGCTCGATCAGGTCGGCGTCGTCGAGGTCGGCAACTTGAGTGCGGGTGGTCATTGGTAGTCTCCCTGGGGGTCAGTCCCCACGCCTTCGGCCCGGCCACCGCGTGCACGGCTCCGGGCGGGGGCGGGTTGTCCGCGATGGGTTGGCGCCTAATAGACCGGCGTCACGAATAGGACCGTGCAAGAGCGATACGGGCGGAACTCCAACGTGTCGCCTTGATCCGAAGGCAGTAAGGGCGGCGAGGCATGGCAGTCATGATTGCGCCCCTGTAGCCTTGGCGATGACGGCGCGGACCCTAGCCGCGTTTTTGTCGTTTTTCTGGATTAATTCCGTAGAGATTGCTCAAGGCGTCAAGGTAGGCGTCAAAAAGCCACTCTATTTCTAAAAGCAATTCTGGCGCGGCGGCGATTAGGCGAGCGTTGGCGGCGCTCTTCGGCGGGCCATCGCGCCAAACGGTAGCCACTCGGGCACCCTGCAAGTCCACGATGCGCCATCCGTAATCTTCGCCATCCGTTGCCCGTGGGCCCGGCGCGTGTGTCGGTTCAGTCATTGTGCAATCTCCATTGTTGCAGCCTGAAGGCGGGCCACGCTGTGCGCTCCCGCCTTGGGCCGGTTGTCGGCGTTGTGTTGGGCCTAGACTTGCGCCTCCAGCAGCTTGCGCGTCTCTGCGCGGTCCTCTTCAATGCGTAGACGGTACAGAAGCTGCGCGGCGAGGTCGGCCAGTGATGCGGAGGCTCGCACCAGATCGCTGACCCTGTGGAGGGTGGCGACCTCGTCGTCCACGTAGCCCTTCTGGACGCGGTCGGTGTAGTCCCGGCACCAGTCGTCGGCCTCATCCACGGCGCGGAGTAGGGACGCCAGATCGTTGGAGGTTACGTTCTTGAGCTTCGGCATTTCTCTGTCTCCCTGACAGTGTGTCGCCGACAAGAAGTTTCTTGTCGGTCTCCGTCTTGAAAACCATTTCGTTGTCGCTGTCAAGCGCCCTCGCTGAGATTGACAAGTACCCCTTGTCACTGTCTATAGGGGGACCACATCCGCTCTGTCGCGAGGAGGACACAGTGAGTTCAGAGACGGGCATCGCCCGAGCCGTCGCGCTGGCAGGCAGCCAGCACAAGCTGGCCGCCCGGCTCGGCGTCAGCCAGCAGGCCGTCCACAGTTGGGTCAGGCAGGGGTACGTCCCCCTCCGCCGCGTCGTCGAGATCGAGGCTGAGTTCGGCGTCGAGCGGAGGGAGCTCTGCGCCCCCTACCTCGCGGCGGCCTTCGACCTCCCCCCGGAGCAGCACTTCACGACGCTCGCGGGAGAGTAAGGTGACGGATCCGGGAAAGTGGGGCGCGAGCCCCGAGGAGTGGGCGCAGCTCGAGCTCGTCCTGGGCCTGGGGGAGGACCTCCTCCCCGTGGTCTCGAAGCCGGGTGCCGCCATCTCGCCGACCTCAAAGCTCAAGGTGACGGGCAAGGTCCCCTCGATCTACGGGTGGGGCGGCGTCGTCGGCCTCGCGCGCTGGACTGAGCGGAGGGCGACGCCGCAGGAGATCGCGGTCTGGAGCGAGCAGCCCGACTACGGCGTCTGCATCCAGACGCGGCGCGTCCGCGCCCTCGACATCGACGTCGAGGACCCCGCGCTGTCGGAGGCAATCGCCACCGCCTTCGAGGGGCACCTGGGCCTGGGCACGCTCCCGACGCGCCGCCGCGCGAACAGCGGCAAGCAGCTCCTCGCCTTCGCCCTGGAGGGCGACTTCACGAAGCGGTCCTTCAAGGTTGAGGGCGGCCTCGTCGAGTTCCTCGCCACGGGGCAGCAGTTCGTCGCCCTCGGCACGCACCCCTCCGGCGCGCGCTACGAGTGGGTGGGCGGCCTCCCCGCAGACATCCCCGCCATCAGCGCCGAGGCCTTCGAGGCGGTGTGGGCCTCCCTCGTCGCGGAGTTCGCCATCGCCCCGCCGCAGGAGAGCTCCCGCGCCCTCGTGAGGGGTGGGGACCTCGACCTCGAGGACGACGTCGGGGAGTGGCTCCTCGGCAACTGGGAGACGTTCGGCTCTCGCGGGGGGAAGCTCTTCGTCGCGTGCCCCTGGAAGGATGGGCACTCCTCCGACAGCGGTGAGACGGAGGCGGCCTGGCTGCTGGCGGGGACCAGGGGCTTCGAGCGGGGGCACTTCGAGTGCCTGCACGCCTCCTGCCAGGGGAGGGCGGACGACGCCTTCCTCGACGCCGTGGGGTACCGCCTCGCCGCCTTCGAGGTCATCGAGGATGAGCCCGCCGAGGAGGGTGCGGTCGTCATCGACAGCAGCGCGCCGCGCGGCCTCCTCCGGGATAAGGCGGGGAGGATCGAGGCGACGGCGCAGAACGTCGGCCTCGCCGTGGCTGCCGCCGGCTGGACGGGGATGGACATCCGCTACGACACCTTCAGGGGCGAGGTCCTCTGGTCGGAGCCAGGCGTCGCGGCGTGGAGGCCCTGGCGGGACGTCGACTACTTCGAGCTCCGCGTCCGCCTCGAGCAGCGCGGCTTCAAGGCTGTCGCGAAGGAGCTCGTCCGCGACGGCGTCCACTACCAGGCCCGCCTGAAGGAGATCGACACGGCGATGGTCTGGCTCGACGGCCTGACCTGGGACGGCGTGCCGCGCGTTGAGGGCTTCTGGCCGACCTACTTCGGCGTCCAGGGCAGCGCCTACGCCCAGGCCTGCGGCCTCTACACGTGGACCGCCCTCGCCGGTCGCGTGCTCCAGCCCGGCCTACAGGCGGACATGGTGCCGATCCTCGCGGGGGCGCAGGGCGTCGGGAAGAGCCGGGGGGTCGCCGCCCTCGCGCCAGGCCCAGACCTCGCGACGGCCATGAGCTTCCACGAGCCGGAGACGGAGCGCGCCAGGAAGATGCGGGGCGTCCTCGTCGTCGAGCTCGCGGAGCTCCAGGGTTTGCGGACGCGGGACCTGGAGGAGATCAAGGCCTGGATCACGAGGAGCCGGGAGCACTGGGTCCCGAAGTACCAGGAGATGACGACGAGCTACGACCGCCGCTGCCTCCTGTTCGGGACGACCAACGGCGACGACTTCCTCGACGACCCGACGGGCGAGCGGCGGTGGCTACCCATGAGGGTCGAGGCCGTCGACATCCCCGCCCTCGTCCGCGACCGGGAGCAGCTCTGGGCGGAGGGCGCGGCGCGCTTCGCTGCGGGGGGTCTCGCCTGGGGCGAGGCCCTCCGACTGGGGGCGGGGGAGCACGAGAGCTACCGCGCCAGCGACACGTGGGAGGAGGCCGTGGAGACCTGGCTGGGGGAGACGGACGTCTCCGGGACACCTCACAACCGAGGTGAGGACCTCACGACCTACCGCGTCCTGATGGGCGCTTTGCGTCTCGAGGCGAAGGCAGTGCGGCGAGCGGACGAGATGCGGATCGCGAAGATTTTGCGGAAACTGGGCTTCGAGCAGGCCTTCGCCTGGCGAGGGGGCAAGAATACGCGGATTTGGCGGGCGGCCTCACGACCTGGTGAGTGAGGTCGTGAGGGAAAAAACCCCTGTAAACACTACGTTCTAACAACCTCACAACCTCACAACCTATTTATAAGAAGTACAGAAGACAGGGAGAGATATAGGGGGTAGGGGGGTAGTATATAGGGGCTGTGAAAGTTTCAGAGTGAGGTCGTGAGGTCGTAAGGTCGTGAGGCCGCAGCGAGAGGAGGGTCGAGATGGTAGGTGGTCGGGGGCTCACGCCGGCAGAGGCGAGGGGCACGGGGTCGCACAAGAAGGTGCTCACGGATGCGGAGGTCGAGCTCGTCCGCGAGCTGCACGAGGAGTGGGGGCACAGCTACCGCTCCCTCGCCGAGAAGTTCGAAGTTTCCAAGTCGCACATCCGCGACCTGGTGGTGTTCAGGCGGAGAGCCTGACGAGAGAGGAGAGACGAGATGGATTTCAAGATGGCTGTGGTGGCCGCCCTGGTCGGCGCGGGGCTCCTGGTGTTCGCTGCCGCCGACCGCACTATCGGCGGCGGGGGGCGGCGCTCCCTCGCCTTCGCTGCGGTGTTCGCCCTCGCCCTCGCGTTCTGGTTCCTGGGCGAGCCACTGTTCACGGTCGTGGCCCTGGCCTGGGCGCTCTGGCGCTCACTGCCCTGGTCGATTGGCGGGACGACGACGCCCCGCACGTTTGGGCAGAAGGTGGGGGCTCTGCTCCGCAACCTGATACCGGCGGCTGCGGCGCTGTGCTGGGGCCTCTGGGCGGGGGACGCCGTCGCCCTTGCGGGCAGCCTCGCTTTCTTCGTGTGGGCAGTGCTGGCGACGGACCTCTCGGTGGAGTACGGGGAGCAGATCGACCGCTACGCCGGGACGGGGAGTGAGGTGCCCTGGCTGAACGAGCACGTGGAGGTGCGGCGAGGTCAGCTCTTCGGGGCCACGTTCCTTGGGCTCGGCGCACTCTGGGCGGTGGCCCAGGCCCTGAGCTGAAACGAGAGAGCCCGGCGGTGATCCCGCCGGGCTCTGACGTTCTGGCTGGTGGGTGTGGGTTAGGTCTGCCTCTCTATCGCGGCGAGCGTCGCCCTGGCGGATCGAACGAGGCCTGGATACGCTAGGTCTGGCGCTCCCTCCCCCGCGTAGAACTCCGCGCGGGTCTTGAGCTCGGCGAGCTGGGCGTTGCTCGCGGACAGCCAGCCCTTTTCGTACCAGCCGACGTCGCACTCGCACTCGAGGCAGTCACGGACGAAAACCGGCGGGAGCTTCAGCTTGTGGGTCATGGGTCTCTCCTTGGGGGGTTAGAACTACGGATACAACTCCGCGAAGATGTGCTTCGCACCTGGGTGCTTCGCGCGCACCTTCTCCTCCGCTTCGCTCGCGTCCCTGGCCCACACCACGAGAAGGTGCTCCTCGTCTTCGCCGCCCTGGGAGGGGAGCTCGAACTCAACTTCATAGGTCTGCCGTGGACTGGGCATGGGTCTCTCCTGGATTGTGCTCCCTATCTAGGGGACAACTAAATGGTTGTCAACAGCAGTGCGCGTAAATGTCCTGGCCTGGAGTAGGGTCCCGCTATGACGAAGCTGACGCCTGAAAAACTGACCACGTTCTGTTCTCTCATTGAGGATGGCTGCACGGTCCAGGACGCCGCTCGCGGCATAGGCATTGAGCGGCAGACCGCCTACGCCTGGCGCGAGACCAACGCGGAGTTCGCGAGGGCCTGGAGCTCGGCGGTGCAGGCCAGAGATGAGGCCCTCGAGCTGGTCGCGCGGACGCGCGCCAAGCAGGGCAGCGACACGCTGCTGATCTTCCTGCTGAAGGGTGCGATGCCCGAGAAGTACCGCGAGCGGTACAGCGCCCAGGTCGAGGGCGGGCTGACCCTCCAGGTCATCACGGGCGTCCCCGACGAGGGCAGCGACCTCGTCTGATGGCGGCGCGGGTCCACCTGGGATACTACCCGAGGGCCTGGCAGCGGGAGTGCCACCAGCGCCGCAAGCGGTTCACCGTCCTGGCCCTGCATCGGCGAGCCGGCAAGACCGAGCTCGCGATCATGGAGCTCGTGGATAAGGCCCTGAAGTGCCGCCTACCCCTCCCCCAGTTCTTCTACGTCGCCCCCTTCCTGAAGCAGGCGAAGGCCATCGCGTGGGCCAGGCTCAAGCACCGCGCGGAGCCCCTCGTCCGCCAGGGGGCAGCCGAGGTCGTCGAGAGCGAGCTCTCCGTCCGCTTCAAGGCCAACGGCGCGGTGGTCCGCATCTTCGGCGCGGACAACCCCGACGCTATGCGCGGCGTGCACCTCGACGGCGTCGTCCTCGACGAGGTCGCCCAGATGAAGCCTGAAATCTGGGAGGACATCGTCCGCCCCTGCCTCTCCGACCGTAAGGGGTGGGCGCTCTTCATCGGCACGCCCAAGGGCGTCGACCTCTTCTCCGAGCTCTACTTCAAGGCGCAGCAGGACCCAGCCTGGCAGGCGGGCCTCTACACCGTCTACGACACGAACGCCCTCGACCCTGCCGAGGTCGAGGAGCTGAAGCGGGACATGAGCGAGACCAGGTTCGCGCGTGAGTTCCTCTGCGACTTCACGGCAGCCGGCGACGACCAGCTCATCTCTCTGTCCGATGTCGAGGCCTCCTGCCGCCGCCTCTACCGCCCAGGGGAGATGGACTACGCCCCCCGCATCCTCGGCGTCGACCCCGCCCGCTTCGGCGATGACCGCTCCGTGATCTTCGCGAGGCAGGGCCTCGCCGCCTTCGATCCCGAGGTGCTCCAGGGCATCGACAACATGCAGCTCGCCTCGCGCGTCGCCGCGAAGATCGAGAGCTGGAAGCCCGACGCCGTTTTCATCGACGCGGGCGGCGGCGCGGGCGTGATCGACCGCCTCCGCCAGCTCGGCCACAGCATCGTTGAGGTCAACTTCGGGGGCAAGCCGGCCTCCCCCGCTTACCTCAACAAGCGCGCCGAGATGTGGTGGCTGCTCTCCGAGTGGCTCAGCCAGGGTGGAGCTATTCCGAACCGCACCGACCTGAAGCAGGACCTCGCCGCGCCGAAGTTCTGGTACGACGTCCAGGGCCGCAAGGTCCTCGAGCCGAAGGATGAGATCAAGCGGCGCGGCCTTCGCTCCCCAGACCTCGGCGATGCTCTCGCCCTGACCTTCGCGCACCACGTTGAGAAGCGGCCCGAGGTCATCCTGGCCGCGCCAACTCGCGGTGCGCGTAACGTCAGCGGCGGCAGCTATGATCCCTACCAGATGTTGGGATAGGCCCGCGCGTGACCTCACCACCGATCACTATCCGCGAGATTGACGTCGCCGACTGGCTGGACCGGGCGGCGTCGATGTACTGCGCCCACGCCGAGGAGCTCGCCGAGTTCCCCGAGCTCGACGCTGAGACATACCCCCCGGAGCCCCTCGCCGCCGTCTACGTGGAGCTCTCCCGCCTCGGCCTCCTCCTGTCCCTCGGCGCGTTCCGGGGCGAGGAGCTCGTCGGCTACTGCCTCGCCTTCCTCTCGAAGCATCCCCACTACCGCGACCTGGTGGTCGCGCAGTGCGACGTCCTCTACGTCGACCCCCTCGCCCGTGGCAGCGCGGGCCTCCGCCTCAAGGCTCACATGGAGCGCCTCGCCACCGAGCGCGGCGCTGTCGTCATGCTCTGGACCGCCCGCCCCGGCACGCCCCTCGCGGGTGTGCTCGACGCCCAGGGCTACAAGGTCCAAGAGACCGTCTACTCGAAGGTGCTCTGATGCCCGCAGCCATCCCCCTCATCGCCGCCGCCGCCGCCGTCGCGGGCACCGGCTACAGCATCTACTCCGGCGAGCGCGCGGCGGGAGCCCAGAAGAAGGCGGCCAACACCGCGATGCAGTCGCAGCAGAGCGCGCAGGCGGAGGCGCAGCGCAGGCAGAAGCAGTCGGAGGCCAGGCTCCCCGGCCTCGCCGCTCTCGCGGGGGCCAACTCCCGCCTCTCGGGCGGCTCGAGCGGCACGTCCCTCTCGGGTCCCGGCGGGGTCGCCACCATGCCGCTCGGCGGCGTGGGTCGCAGCCTGCTGGGGGGCTGACGCGTGACAGAGATGCTCTCCGGCACGCGCCGCGCCTTCCAGCGTCACAGCGGGATGAAGCTCGAGCGCGCCTCCTGGATGCCGCACTGGGCGGAGCTCGGCACCTACCTCCTGCCGCGCAATGGCCGCTTCTACCCGACCGACCGCGACCGGGGCGTCAAGAAGCACAACGCGATCTACGACAACACGGGGACGCGCGCCATGCGCGTGCTGGCCGCCGGCCTGATGAGCGGCATGACCTCGCCCGCGAGGCCCTGGTTCCGCCTCGCGGTGCCCGACGTAGAGCTCAACAAGTACCAGCCCGTGAAGGTCTGGCTCGACCAGGTCCGAGACAAGATGCTCCACATCTTCTCGAGCTCGAACACCTACCTCACGCTGCACTCGATCTACGAGGACCTCGGCTGCTTCGGCACGGCGGCCTCGATCTTCATGGATGACTACGACACGGTCATCAACCACTACCACAGCCCCGTCGGGGAGTTCTCCCTGGGCAGCGACTTCCGGGGGAACGTCAACGCGGTGAGCCGCGAGTTCCAGAAGACGGTCGGCGAGCTGGTCGGGGAGTTCGGCTACGGCAACTGCTCGCACACCGTGCGGCAGCTCTACGACCGGCACAGCGTCGACACCTGGGTCCCCCTCATCCACATGATCGAGCTGCGGAAGGAGCGCGACCCCTCGAAGCCCGACGCCAAGAACAAGCGGTGGTCGAGCTGCTACTTCGAGATGGGCCGCGACACCGACCAGTACCTCCGCGAGGGCGGCATGGACGCCTTCAAGGTGCTCGCCCCCCGCTGGCAGAAGATGAGCGGCGACATCTACGGGATGAGCCCCGCGATGGAGGCCCTCGGCGACATCAAGCAGCTCCAGCACGAGCAGCTCCGCAAGGCCAACGCCATCGACTTCCAAACGAAGCCACCCCTCCAGGTGCCGACGTCGATGAAGAACCGGGCGGTCGACCAGATGCCGGGCGGCATCACCTACGTCGACGCGACCGGCCCGAGCCAGGCGATCCGCTCCGCCTTCGACGTCAACCTGAACCTCGACCACCTCCTCCGCGACATCCAGGATGTCCGGGGGCGCATCAACTCGGCCTTCTACGCCGACCTCTTCCTGATGCTCTCGCAGTCTCCCGCCGATGGCCGCATGACTGCGACCGAGGTCGCGGAGCGGCACGAGGAGAAGCTGCTGATCCTCGGCCCCGTCCTCGAGCGCCTCCACAACGAGCTGCTCTCCCCCCTGATCGAGCTGACGTTCGCGAGAATGGTTTCGAGCGGCATCCTCCCGCCACCGCCCCCGGAGCTGGAGGGCATTGATCTCGACGTCGAGTTCATCTCGACCCTCGCCCAGGCACAGCGCGCCATCGCGACCAACGGCCTCGACCGCTTCCTGATCGGCCTGGGCGGCGTCGCGCAAATGCGGCCCGAGGTTCTCGACAAGTTCGATGCCGACAAGTGGGTCGACGTCTACTCCGACGCTCTCGGGGTCGACCCCTCCCTCATCATCGCCGGCGACAAGGTCGCCATCGTGCGGCAGAAGCGGGCGGAGGTGGAGGCCGAGATGCAGGCAACCGCCCTCGCGCAGCAGCAGGCCGACGCCGCAGCCAAGCTCGGGACCATCCAGACCCAGGGCGGCGCGAGCAACGCCGGCAGCGACATCCTGAACATGTTCTCGGGCTACGGCAGCCCGAGCGGAACGGAACTCTAGGAGACGACTGATGCCCATCCACCCTAAAGACGCCAACCTCAACGCCGACTACGCCGCCCCCGCAGTGGGCGCTGCCGCCGTCACGCCCAACGACGGCACCGACCTGGCGGTCTCCCCGGCGCGCGCTCTCTACATCGGCGGCGCGGGCAACATCTCGGTCGACACGGCAGCCGGCGACACCGTCACCTTCAGCGGGCTGACGGCGGGGACGATCCTGCCGGTGAGCGTCAAGCGTGTCCGCTCGACCAGCACCACCGCCACCCTCATCGTCGCGCTCTACTAGAGCCATGCGCCTCTCCTCCCTCTCTCTGGGGCTGATGCGGCGCGGCGGCGGGCCTCCCGCTCTTGTGTTCGAGTATCTGCTCGTCGCGGGCGGCGGAGGTGGCGGCGCGGGCGCGGGCGGCGGCGGCGGCGGCGGCGGCCTCCTCTCGGGGTCAACCTCATCTCTTGCCATTGGCTCCTACCCCGTCGTCGTCGGCCTCGGCGGTCTGGGCGGAAATAAGGCAGGCCCACGCGGCAATGACGGCGCAGACGGGGGCGACAGCACCTTCAATGGTTTGACCGCGAAGGGCGGGGGCGCAGGGCCAAGCAGAAACGCCGGCTACCCCGGCGGCTCCGGCGGCGGAGCGGGCTGCTATAGCGTTGCCGTCGGCGGCGCACCCACCAGCGGCCAGGGTTTCAAAGGTGGTGACGCCGTTTCGCCAAACGGAGGAGGAGGAGGAGGCGCGGGCGGCGCGGGCGCGAACGGCACGACGACGGGCGCTTCGGGCGGTCTGGGCGTCGATAGCGCCATCAGCGGCTCCCCCCTCAACTACGCCGCTGGCGGCGGCTCGGGCGGCAACAACGACGGGGGAAACATACTTGTTCCCGGCCCCGCTGGCGGAGCGTCAGCGGGCGCAGGCGGCAGTGGAAACGGCGCTAACGCCGCCGCCAACCGAGGCGGTGGTGGTGGTGGCGCGGGCGCTCAGCTTGGGCCGGTCTACGACCAAGGCGGTGATGGCGGCAGTGGCGTCTTCGTCATTCGCTACCTCACTGGCACAGCCACTGCCACGGGCGGCACCATCACCTCCTCGGGCGGGTACACCATCCACACCTTCACCGGCAACGGCAACTTCCAGCGGACAGCTTAACGATGAACATTCACCTCGCTGTCGACACCCTTTTCGGCGTCCTCCTCTCCGCTATCGGCTGGTTCCTCGCGATGCTGCACGGGGACTTCCGCAACCTGGAGCGCCACATCCCCGAGACCTACGCCCGGCGAGATGACCTCGCCCGGCGCTTCGACGAGATCGTCGCACTGCTAACCCGCATGGACGAAAAGCTAGACCGGAAGGTCGACAAGTAGGGAGACCCCTTTGCCCCAGCCACCCCTCTCTCGAGCCCAGCTCGAGGCCGCCCGCGATGCCGTCGTCACGCACGGCAGTGTATCCGCCGCCGCCCGCGCACTGGGCATCCCCCGCCCGACCCTCAACGATCACCTCAAGCGGGCGGAGGAGCAGGGCCTCCTGAGCCGGCCCAGGGCGGAGCCAAACCCCTCCCGCTTCCGGCCAGGCCTCGAGATCGTCGCCGCTCGGAAGGCCGAGTTCGCCCGCGTCCGCGACAGCGGCCCCGTCAACCAGACGGTCATCCACCTCGCCGACGACAAGCCCTTCATGCTTGTGGCCCTCGGCGACCCCCACCTCGACAACCCCGGCACGGACCTCGACCTCTGGGAGAAGTGGATCGCCATTCTGGACTACACCCAGGGCCGCTACGGCATCGGCCTGGGTGACTGGCTCGACAACTGGCTCCGCGTCCTCTCGCACCTCTACTCGACCGCCGAGACCACCGCGCCGGAGGGGTGGATACTCCTCGAGCACTACCTCGAGCAGATCGGCGAGCACCTCATCGCCTCGGTCGCGGGGAACCACGACGACTGGTCGGGGCACTCCGACGTCCTCGCGATGCTCATGGCGAGGCACAACGTCCGCCACCGCTCCAAGTCGCTGCGCGTCGTGCTCCGCACGCCGGGCGCGCACGAGGTGTCCGTGAACATGCGGCACCGCTGGACGGGGCGCTCCATGTGGAACGAGGTCCACGCCCTGAAGCGCGCCGCGCGGATGGGTGTCCGCGACGACATCCTCCTCGGTGGCGACCTCCACATCAGCGGCGACACCGTCGAGAGGGACCCGATGACGGGGAAGTTGACCTACTGCTACCAGGTCGCCAGCTTCAAGCTCGTCGACGACTACGCCGACGACAAGGGCTTCCTCGACCGCCACGTATCGCCGGCGGTGGCGCTCGTCGTCGACCCCGCGCTCCCCCTCAACAACCCCGACCGCATCCGCCACTTCTACACCCCGGAGAAGGCCGTCCAGTACCTCGAGATGCTCCGCCCGAGCGGCGGTGCGCGTAAAGCCAGGCGCGTGCGGTAGGCTGCGGGAGCATGACAGACCACGATCCGACCGATCTCCACGGCAGTGAGCTCACGCAGGCCGACCGCGCCCGCAAAGAGCGGCTCTCTGCTCAGACTGAGGCGGATGACATTAAGTGGCTGCTGTCGGGCAAGCGAGGTCGTCGCGTCGTGTGGCGGCTTCTGGAACGGGCTGGCGTCCACCGCTCGTCGTTCACCGGGAACTCGGAGACTTTCTTCCGAGAGGGCCAGAGGAACATCGGCCTCATCTATGAGGCCCTCCTCTTCGAGCACGCCCCGGAGAGCTACAGCGTGATGATAGCCGAGAACAGGACGACCACATGACCGATACGTTGGTGACGGAAGCTGCAAATCCCACTGAAAGCACCGCGCCCGTAACCGCCGGAGCTCCGCCGACACTACTCGACGGGGATCAGGCCAGCGACAGCACTGCCGCTGCGAAGGATGGCGAAGTCGGGGGTGATACGCCCGCGAGCGACGCCGCAGAGGGTAAGCCCTCGGATGCCGCCAACGGCGCGCCCGAGACGTATGAGGACTTCACTGTCCCCGAAGACGTCGTCCTCGACGACGTCACCACGGGAGAGCTGAAGACCTTGGCGAAGGACCTCGGCCTCACGCAGGAGCAGGCACAGAGGGTCGCGGACCTCGGAGCTACCCTGTCCCAGCGATGGGCGGCGGGGTTCCAGGAGCAGCTCGCCTCCGCCTCGGAGGAGTGGGCGACCGTGACGAAGGCCGACAAGGAGATCGGGGGCGAAAAGCTCAGCGGGACCCTTTCCGGCGCGAAGGCCGCCCTCGACAAGTTCGGGACGCCTGAGCTGCGCGAGCTGCTGCAAACGAGCCGCCTGGGCAACCACCCGGAAGTCGTAAGGCTTCTGGCGAAGGTCGGCCAGGCAATCAGTGACGACACCTCGGTGGTGACTGGAAGCCCCGCAACGAGCGCGGGCAAGAGCATCGCCGACCGCCTTTACCCCAACACCAACTAAGGACTGACCCAACATGGCTCTTCTCGCCGCAGGCCAGCTCACCCTGGCCGACTTCGCCAAGCGCCTCGACCCCGATGGCAAGATTTCCGCCGTCGCCGAGCTGCTTTCCCAGAGCAACACCATCCTCGAGGACGCCGTCTTCCAGGAGGGCAACCTCCCCACCGGACACCGCGCCGTAATCCGCACGGGTCTCCCGACCGTCTACTGGCGCTCGATCAACCAGGGCGTCCCGGTCTCCAAGTCGACCACCGCTCAGGTCGACGAGGCCTGCGGCATCCTGGAGGCCCGCTCGCACATCGACGTCGAGCTCGCCAAGCTCAACGGCAACAGCGCCTCCTTCCGCCTGTCTGAGGACAGCGCCTTCCTCGAGGCGATGAACCAGGCCCAGGCCTACACGATGTTCTACGGCAACCCCGCCAACGACCCGCGCCAGTACCTCGGCCTCGCGCCGCGCTACTCCGCGATCTCCGGCGCGGGCAACGCCCAGAACGTCATCTCGGGCGGCGGCGCGTCGACCAACAACACCTCGATCTACCTGGTGGTGTGGGGCGACAACACTGTCTTCTGCCCCTTCCCGAAGGGCTCCACCGCCGGCCTGCAGTACCAGGACCTCGGCGAGGAGAGCGTGCCCGACGCCTCGAACAACTTCTACCAGGCGCTGCGCTCGCTCTACCAGTGGAAGAACGGCCTGGTCGTCAAGGACTGGCGCTACGTCGTCCGCATTTGCAACATCGACGTCAGCGACCTGATGGGTCAGACGGGTTCGCAGGAGGCTGGCGATGCCACGGCGATCATCAA